GATTTACAATGGTTGTTAGATACAACAGAAAAGTTTTGTAAAGATAGAGCAGTACATAATGCTGTACTTGACGGTATTAAAATATTAGATGGTAAAGATAAAGAACGACAGTCTGAAGCAATACCAAGTATTCTTGCTGATGCTCTAGCAGTTTCATTTGATAATCATATTGGGCATGATTACATTGCTGACGCTCAAGAGAGATTTGATTGGTACCACACTAAAGAAAAGAAATACCCATTTGACTTATCATACTTTAATAGAATTACAAAAGGTGGTATACCAAGTAAGACATTAAACATTGCTCTTGCTGGTACAGGTGTAGGTAAATCTTTGTTTATGTGTCATTGTGCTTCAAGTTTTTTAACACAAGGTTTGAATGTTCTTTATATCACACTAGAAATGGCTGAAGAAAGAATTGCTGAAAGAATAGACGCTAACTTATTAGATGTTTCTATGGACGATTTACATGATATGCCAAAAGATTTATATGATAGTAAATTAAATAAGATTGAAGGCAAGACAAAAGGTAAATTAATTATTAAAGAATATCCTACAGCATCTGCTCACTCTGGTCACTTTAGAGCATTACTAAATGAATTATCATTAAAGAAATCATTTAAACCACAAGTAATCTTTATTGATTATCTAAACATATGTGGCTCTAGTAGATTTAAAGGTGGTAATATATCTTCATACTTCTACATCAAAGCAATCGCAGAAGAATTAAGAGGTTTGGCTGTTGAGTTTGATGTGCCAATCTTTAGTGCAACACAAACAACTAGAACTGGTTTTGTAAGTACAGATATTGGTTTAGAAGATACATCAGAATCATTTGGTCTACCAGCGACTGCTGACTTTATGTTTGCTCTTATGTCAAATGAAGAACTAGAACAACTAGGTCAAATGAAAGTAAAACAATTAAAGAATAGATATAATGACCCAGGTATTAATAGATCATTTATCATAGGTGTTGATAAAGCTAAGATGAGATTATATGATACAGAAAATTCAGCACAAAACATAGTTGGTAGTAATCAAACTAAAGAGAAAGAGAACTACCCATCACCAGAGGAGAGTTATGACAAGTTTAGTGACTTCAAATTATAATGGCTAAAAATCAAAAAGTTAAATTTCATAGAGGCGATAAAAGACCTGGTGACCAACAGAAAAAAGATTTACATTATCGTAAAAAGATGACAAAGAAAAACGGTGATATAATTTGGCAAGTGTTAGAGTATCCTAATAAGGTTGTTGTTGCTGAATATTTTTTTGAAGAAGATGCTCATAGATTAGTAAAATTTCAAAACAAAAACAAAGTATGGAATTTAGAAGGTGGTATTCCTAAGTTTTTACATATTACTTTGTAATGTCAAAACAAATTATAGTTGAAAGTAAAAACGGAACTTATAATATAGAGAAAAGTCGTCAAGCAACTAATGAATCAAATTTAATAGAAGATAGAGAAAAGTGGAAAACAATATCACAGTGCGAAGAAGATAGCACAGATAAGAATATAAAATCTGTTATTAAAGGTTTAAAAAATAGATTAGTTAAGAACTTACAATTCCATGGGTTAAAGAGTGAAGAAGATATAACTTTTAATCACATAAAATCATTAGCAAAAGATTACTTGGTTTGCCCAAAGTCAATTCAAATATCTTTATGTAGAGATAGTACACGACAAGGTGTAGATGAAATTGTACAATACGAAACATTAAAGCGTTATATTAATAGCGATAAAGAAATCATAAGTTTATCAAGTGGTTCTCTTACTTTAAGAAATGGTAAGATAGATACTGTCACATCTGGTATAGGTGAAGCAAGAAGCATTGATGTTAAAATTCAACCATACGATTATAGCTTTACAGCATATGGCTTTTTAAAATATTCAAAAGACTCTGGTTCAATTCAAACTCAACAGATGACAGAGGCAGTTATGTTTGCCGAACAAGCTAAATTATACTGTAATCAAAATAATGATACTAGTATATTTTTTATTCAATTAGACGGAATAGAAGGCGAAAGTCACATTGATAGACTAAAAGAAACTTGTTTATCTCACAAACACAGGATAATAGTTGGTAATACTGAACAAATCATTGACTATTTTAACCAAAAAACCACTTGACAATCAGTCATAAATAGTATATAATATAAATATTATCAATTGAATTATATGGGAAAAGTGTATTCGTTTATGGAATTAATGAGGATAGAGTGTTTAGTTTTAAAGGATTCATAACAAAAGAAAGAAATGTACATTTAGAACACCTAGAAGACGATATAATTAATCGTGGTTCTAAAGGTGGGGAAAATGCTATCAATTTTTTAAAGTCAGTTAGAAATATGCTTGCCGGTTCATCTGGCAAAAAAGTTAATATGACTGTCAAATGGGATGGCGCACCAGCTATCATCTGTGGTACTAACCCAGAAAACGGCAAATTCTTTGTCGGTACTAAATCAGTATTCAATAAAAATCCAAAAGTCAATTACACAACCGGCGACATAAGAAAAAATCACTCAGGTGCTTTGGCAGAGAAACTATCTATTGCTTTAAGAGAACTTGGTCGTTTAGGTATTAATGGTGTATTACAAGGTGACTTTTTATTCTCACAATCAGATTTAAAGAAAGTAAACATAGATGGCGAAGCTATGATCTCTTTCACACCAAATACAATCACATACGCTGTTCCAGCAAACTCATCAATTGGTAAAAGAATATCAAGTGCTAGAATGGGAATAGTATTTCACACAAAATATACAGGTAAAACTTTAGATAGTATGACAGCTGGATTTGGTACAGTTAGAGGTTCAGCTAAAAATGTATTTTTAGCAAGTGCTGGTTATAAAGATGTATCTGGTTCTGCGAAACTAACTAGAAGTGAACTATCAACATTTAACGCAAGATTAAGAATGGCAGAAGGCTCTTTACAAAAAGCTGGACCTATGTTAGATGAATTACAAAAATCAACAGCAGATGCTCTAGGTATTCCATTTAGACTTAAAACTTTCTTTAACTATTATATAAGAAACACACAAGGTCATATGGCTAAAGTAAGAGAACTAGCTGATATGTTTAGAGATTACTATATCAATACTTTACAAGCAGAGATAGACGCTAAGAAATCTGACAAAGGAAAACAAAAGTATAAAGATATACTTAAAACAAATTTAAAATTTATAGATAGAAATAGAAACCCATTAATAATGGCAATCGCTTCTCATGTCACATTACAAAATGCTAAGAACTTCTTAATCAATAAAATGAGTGAGATACAAAATATTGGACATTTTTTAAAAACTTCTACTGGTTATAGAGTGACAGCGCCAGAAGGATTTGTAGCTGTTGATAGAGTTGCTGGAGCAGTTAAGTTAGTAGATAGAATGGAATTTAGTAGAGCTAACTTTACAATGCCGAAAGGTTGGAACTAATGAATATAGTTTTAATAGGTGGTCCAGGCTCAGGTAAGTCAACTTATTCTGAATTTATAAAAAAAGAGTTTGATATAGAACATATCTATCCAGGAGATTTATTAAGAAAAGAAAAAGAAAAAGGTGGCGAGATAGCAAAACGATTATCTAATTTAGGTAAAGGTGGTTTCGCTCCTAATGATATAGTTTTAAAACTTGTATTTGACGCTGTAGAAAAAGCAGAGAATGGATTTGTATTTGATGGCTTTCCTAGATACATGCAACAAGTTAGAGATTTAGAAAAGAAGAATATTAAAATAGACAAAGTGGTTTATCTAAATGTAAGTGAACAAGAAGTAATAAAAAGACTTACAGCAAGAGGTAGAGCAGATGATAAACCAGAGGTTATTAAAAATAGAATTGATTTATATAAGAAAGAAACAGGACCAGTAATAGAATATTACAGAAAGAAACCTGGTTTCATAGAAGTAAAAGCAGAAGGTGGTGAGCCAAAAGCTATTGCTAGTAAAATTATTAAACAACTAAAGGTTAAGTCATTGAGAGAATTTAGAGAGTATTTAAATGAAGGTGTTTATGACCCTGGTATATTCAAAGCATTCTTTTTAGCAGGTGGTCCAGGTTCAGGTAAGTCGTTTGTGACACAAGCAGCATTTTCTGGCACTGGTTTAAAAGTTGTTAATTCAGATAACGCATTTGAAAGTGGATTAAAGAAAGCTAATCTATCAATTAAAATGCCAGATGAAGAAGAATACTTTAGAAATATAATTAGACAAAGAGCTAAGACAACCGCCGGTAATCAATTAGATAAATATATGGAAGGGCGTTTAGGTTTAGTTATAGACGCTACCGGAAGAGATTTATCACTTGTTCAAAGACAAGTAGGTATGTTAAAACTTATTGGTTATGATTGTCATATGATTTTTGTTAATACTAGCTTAGAGATTGCGATAGAAAGAAATGCAAATAGACCTAGAACAATACCTGAATACTTGGTTAAAAAGAATTGGGATGCTGTTCAAGCAAACATTGGAGCTTATCAAAGAGTTTTTAGTCCAGGTAAAATGTTAGTTGTTGATAATAATAGAAGTGAAAAAGAATTAGTGACTATGGTAATAAGTCAAGCTTCTAAATTTATTAGAAGTAAATTAAGAACTAAACCACAAAATGGCGTTGCCATGAACTGGATAAAGAAAGAATTAGAGTTAAAGAAAAGATGAATTTTAAAGATTTTATAAAAAACGAAAGTATCATAGATATACCTAGACAAGCATATGCGCCAGCTGTGTTTGATAGTGCTGATACTAAAAATCCTAAAATTAAAGAGAGTGTTCTAAAACAAATTAATGATCAGATTAAACAGTTTAAAGAATATCCAGTATTAAAGATTGCGTTAATTGGTTCTATACTTACCAAGAGATATAGAAATGATGCTGATTTAGATATTAATATCTTATTTGATGTACCAAAAGAAAAACAAGAACAAGAAAGAGTTGACCTTTCACAAAAATATTTGTCAGCAAAGAACCCAAAAAATATTCAAGGTAAATTAATACCTGGTTCTAAACACCCAATTAATTTTTATTTCATTACAGATAAAGAAACTTATGACGATCAGAATAAGAAAGCTGATGCTGTGTTTGATATTCAAGCTAACAAGTTTATCAAAAGACCAGATGATTTTACTTTTGATATGAACTTATATTTAAAAGACTTTGAAAGAAAAGTACAAGAGTTAGATGTAATTAAAGGTGAACTAAAAAGAGATATTATAGATTACAATGAACTAACAGAATTAACACCAAACGATATTTTAAACTTACAAGAAAAAGTAAAAGATAAGTTAGAAGAAATAGAAGATAGTTTAGAGGACATTGTTAAGATTGGTGACGGTGTTGATGCTGAAAGAAGAGCAGCATTTAATACAGATATGACACCAGATCAAATAAGAACTTATGGTATTAAAAATAGATTACCTAAGAATGTTATTTACAAAATGTTAGAGAAATATCACTACTTAACATTTTATAAAAAATGTAAGAAGATTTTAGAAGATGGTATTGTGACAGATAAAGAAGTAAAAGATTTAGAGATACACGAAGCTAGAGAAAAATCTATTGCGTTTACATTTGGTAGATTTAATCCACCTACAATAGGACACGAAAAGTTAATTAGAAAAGTAAAATCTGTTTCAGCAAATGTTCATAAAATATATTTAAGTAGATCACAAGATAGTAAAAAGAATCCACTATCACCAGATGTTAAGTTTAGATTTATGAGAGATATATTTAAAGCAGCAAGAGCAGATTTAGAAATTAGTCCAACTAATATGATATTAGACTTGATGACTAAATTACACAGAAAAGGTTTTACAGATGTCACTATGGTTGTAGGTAGTGATAGAGTTAAAGAATTTGAAGGTATACTAAACAAGTATAATGGCGAGAAAAATAGACATGGTTTTTATGACTTTCAAAAAATTAAAGTAGTATCTGCTGGAGAAAGAGATCCAGACGCTGAAGGAACTACTGGTATGTCGGCAAGTAAGATGAGAGATGCCGCAGCAAAAGGTGACTACGAAGCATTTAAAAAAGGTTTACCAGCAAGTTATAGAAATCCAGCAGACATAGAAAGATTAATGAGTAGTGTGAGAGTTGGAATGGGTATTAAAACTAAATTGGCAGCTTCATATGGTGGAATGATTAATGTAGATAATAAGAAACCAGTTGCGTCACTAAAAGAGTTTGAACAAAACCAAATAAGAGATTTGTATGTTAGAGAAATAATCTTTAACATTAACGATAAAATAAAGTATGTCAAAGAAGGCATAGAAGGAATAGTAAAAAGACGAGGTACAAATTACATTGTACTAGAAGATAATAATAACAATTTACACAAAGCATGGATATGGGATTGTATTCCAAATGCTGCTGACAGAGAAGCAGAAGTAAGAGAATACAACTTAAATATAGATTATGGATTTACAGCGGTTTCAAATATAGAAGAAGATAAAACGCCACAAGATAAAACGGTGGCTAAAAAACCTGGAACTCAACCTAAGAAGTATTACAAAGACTTGTCAAAAGGTGAGAAAGAAAAAAGAGCAGATCATTTCAAAAAATCAAAATATAAAAAATCTGATGATGAAGATGATTACAAAGCAGCACCAGGCGATAAAGACGCTAAAACTAAACCATCTAAACATACATTAAAGTATAAGAAGATGTTTGGTGAACTAAAAAAAGAATTATCCGATGCTTGTTGGAAAGGATACAAACAAGTAGGTATGAAAGACAAAAATGGAAAACAAGTACCAAATTGTGTACCTGAATCGTATGAAATTGGGGCAGATTACGCCAATCATACAAAAGAGGTGACACCTGGTCAAGTACCAGCTGGAAAGGCTGTTGACGCTAAAGATAGAGGAAAACCCGAAGATAATGTAAAGAAAAAAGATATTGAAGAATGGGCTTTATCGGATGCTACAATAGATAAATATAGACAACGATACAAAGAAGAATGGCGATCTAAATTAAATGAAGTCGTACAACGAATGATGGAGAAACTTGATGTTGAAGTTTAGTGATTATACAAATAAGATTAGTAGAGCTGTTCACTACCATGTAGAGAATAAGATACCTCTAGCAGAGAATATCTATCGTTTACATAGTGAAGAATTTTATAAGTTGTTTAGAGAAGCTAGAGAACTCTATAATGACGGTATATTAGAAGTCACTAGTGATTGGGATAAACATTTACTAGGAACTGATATTGGTGAATTTGATTTATTTGAAGATCAAAAAGTGCCACTAGATATGCCAATTGAAGAAGAAGAAAAAGACCCACCTTTGAACAAACCAAAAAGAGGTGGACCAAAAAAGTTTTATGTATTTGTCCGTGATGGTGATAAGATTAAGAAAGTCACTTGGGGAGATACTACTGGTTTATCTGTTAAGTTAAAAGATAAGAAAGCCAGAAAAAGTTTTGCTGCTAGACACAAATGTGCTCAGCAGAAAGATAGAACTTCAGCGGCTTACTGGGCTTGCAACTTACCAAGGTATGCTAAGTCTTTAGGTATGAGTGGCGGTGGAAACTTTTTTTGGTAATGTCTTTAGATAATTACTATAAACCGTTTGAAGACTTTGAAGATAGTATTACAGACAAAGTATTTACTAGAGTTATTAAAGAAGATGTGAAACAAGAACAGTTGATATGGCATATGGATAAGAAAGATCGTATTGTCAAAGTTGTTTATGGTATAGGATGGAAATTACAAAATGATAATGAACTACCTACTGAATTAGAGATAGGTCAAAATTATCATATTAATAAAGGAATGTTTCATAGATTACATAAAGGTAATTCGGAACTAAAACTAGAGATAAAAGAATATGACTAAAAAAACTTTAAAAGAATTTAGAACACATTTACATGAAGCGACTGCTTCTAAAACAAATTTACAGTACCTTAGAGCTAAAACTGCTAGAAACGATCATTTTGAAACAAGAAGATATATTGCTTCAGAGATTTTAAAAGATAAAAAATTAGCAGATGCTTACAAAGCATTAGAAACGGTACATAATGATTTTTCTAGGGTAATAGGAAATGATGCAATAACAATCAGACAACGATTAGAAACAACTTTAAAAGCTTTATTAAAAAGAAAAGTTTCCAATTGGGACGAAGTATGGAGTGAATTATAATGACATACAGAAAGTCAATGTCTACCGCATACAAAGAAGTACGAGAAGCAACAATCAAACCATATGTTTCAATTTCATCTGGTGGTCAATACAATGTATTAGACAAAGATGGTAAAGTTGCCTTCTCAACAAGAGATGGTAGAGTAGCAAATGACTACTTAAAAAAGAATTACGATAAGTTAAAAGAGGGGAGTGAATTGTAATGGCTAAATTTTCAATGACAGAAGCATTAAATCAAGTTAGAGAACAAGATAATAAAGACCACGAGATTTCAATGGCAAGAGGTGAGCTAGAAGCAATCGCAGATAAAGCTACTCAATTATCATCAGCATTAGACGGAAAGTCAGATGATGGCAACCCATTAGAAGCTTGGGTACAATCTAAAATTACAAAAGCAAAAGACTATATCAATTCAGTTTCAGATTACATGATGTACAAACCTGAGGCAGTCACAGAAGCTTATGCGTCCAATCTAGTATCAAAGGCAAAAGAAATTGCTAAGAAGATGTCAAATGATATGTCTAACGCAGTAAAAGAAATAGAAAAATTAAGTAAAGGTCTATCTAATGAGCCAGAAGTTGTATCAGCTTTACAAAAAGCAAATGAAGATATTGAATGGGTAGAAGAAAATAAAATTAGTGATATATTCAAATCAAATAAAGAAGGTGATAGTGTAGAAGACATAGCGAAAAGATTAAAACTTTCTGTAAAAATGGTTAAGAGATTATTAGGTGAAGCACAAGAAGAACCTAAAGAAGAACCTAAAGAAGAAAAAGACGATAAAGAATTAAAGACTAAAGAGAGTGCTATTGAAGCTTTAAAAAATCAAATCGCAATGTTAAAAACAAAATTAGAAAATGAAAAACATAAAGCTGTTAAACCTGAACCAAATCCTCAAACTGGAGAAGTACCACTAACAATTGGTGTTGCTGCTGCTGAGTTTAAAAAAGAGAGAGATAAGAAGAAGGAAGAAGTTAAAGAAAATGTTTCAATCAAAGCTTATAAGAATGCTGTTGATCCAACTAAAAAAGGTTTAATGATTTCTAAATCTGGTGGTATGAGTGGTACTATTATGATTAAAGATAAGAAAGAATTAAAACAACTAGAAGATAAAATAGCACAAGCAAAAAAATTATACAATATAAAAGAAACTAAAAAAGAAGTTTCAGATAAAAAAGAAAATAAACTAGTCAATGAGAAATTGATGAATGAAATATCTGATAAACTTAAAATGAAAGTAGCTCTTAAAAAATCAAAAGAACTAGGTAAGAAAATTAAAAGTTATAAAGACAAAGTATTCAAAAAAACTATGTCAACAATACCATCTCCGTTATTCGCAGATAAAGATAAAGCAGCTAGAGAAAAAAGAGCAAAAGATATGATTAAGTATTATGATGCTCAAAAGAAAGCAGCTTTACAAGGTAAGAATAAAGAGTTGGCTAAGAAAATGTTGAAAAACGAAGTTGAACATGATATACAGTTAGATGAGTTTACAAGTAATATGATTAAAAGATTACAAATATCATACGCTGATTTAAAAGGTAAATCTCTATCACCTGAAAAGGCAACTGCGCTATCAAAACATTTAGATAGACTAGATACAACATCATTAAGACAATTAGTAAAAGCTAATATACCTTTTATTACATCACTTGCTAGAAACAAAATCTATAAGAAGACTGGTAAGTTTGAAGAAATGAGATTAAGAGTAGAAGCAATGGCAGGTTTACAAAAGAAAGCTGACAAGAGTGGTATGTCTTATTCTATTCTAAAGCAAGTATATAACAGAGGAATGGCCGCTTGGAAATCAGGCCATAGACCAGGCGCAAGTCAACAACAGTGGGCATACGCTAGAGTCAATTCATTTATAACAAAATCCTCAGGAACTTGGGGAGGCGCTGACAAAGATTTAGCGGCTAAAGTAAAAGGAGAATAGTATGACAAAATACTTAAATACGAAACCGGGTAGTATTGAAGAAATAGCCGTGAACATGAGTAAATCACAAAACGAAGCTGGCTACCAAGATATGTTTAAAAAAGAACTAGATAAAGCTGGTAAAGGTATCGGCTCTATGTCACCAAAAGAAAAAAAAGATTTCTTTAATAAAATAGATAGTAAATACAAAGCTAAAGATGAAAATAGTAAAGAACAAGTAAAGGAAGCTGTAGATAATCCACACGCAATTGGTATGGCAGTTGCTAAAAAGAAAATGAATGATGAGCCACCTTTAGATAAAAAGACTATTGAAAAAGCACATGACATTGCTAAGTCTATTGAAAAAGATGAGAAAAAAGAAACTCATATTAAGACTAAAGAAGTTAATGACAAAATAAAAGATACTAAAGGTGAAAAAGAAACACCTGCTTTACCAAAGGCAGAATCAATCAACGATTCAATTAAATCTGTATGGCAACTGTCTGCGGAAAGCCTTGAGAAAATGAAAAGCGAAGCTCAGTACATGAAAGCAACTAGACTTAAACAGTATGGTACAGCTGAAGAAGAAACAGATGTACCAGCAGGTTCTCACAAAATGCCTGATGGAACTATTATGAAAGACAAAGATCATAAGAAAGAAGAAGACGCTTATGATAAAGATGATAAGAAACCATCAAAGCCTAAACCTAAAAAAGAAGAAAAAGGTAAGGCTGATACAGGATCAAAAGAAACTAAAGTTGATGTTGACCCAAAAGTAGATTATAAGAACTAAAAAATCACACTATAACTAGTCTTTTTTCCCTTGACAAGAGGCTAGTTATATGTTATAATAACTCCACACTATGAAAAACTTACCAAGATTATATATTGATATGGACGGTGTCCTTTGTGACTTTAGTGCGGCCATTAGAAAGACATCTGGTATGTCAAAACAAAGATGGATGCAGGGAACTAGAGAAGAAATGTGGAAGCCTGTTTTAGAAAATACTAAATTTTGGCACACAATGCCATGGAATCCACAAGGTAAAGTAATGTGGAATTATATAAGAAAGTTTAGTCCACATATACTATCAGCATATTTAGAAAAAACTAACGACCCTAACTGTATACCAGGTAAAAGTCATTGGTGTAAATCAAACTTAGGTATATCTCAAACAAAGATTAATCTAGTAAGAAGAAAAGACAAACAAAATTACGCTATGGTCGCTGGTCAACCTGCGATATTAATAGACGATTACGACAAAAACACATCACAATTCACGGCTAAAGGTGGTATAGGTATCACATTTAAGTCCGCAGGTCAAGTAATATCCCAGTTGAAAAAACTAGGGTTCTAATCATTATAAATAGTAAGGTTAATTAACTATAATCAAAAGTCGCAGATTTAAAGCGACTAGATTTAAAAGGAGAGAAGCATGGCTTTATGGGGAAACGATATTAAACCTAAAAACTTGACTACTGCCGAAAAGAAAGAGGTTTTTGCCTCTACTAAAGGTTGGGTCAGAGAAGCAGGTTCAATATTATCCGGAAACGGAAACACAGGCGCAGATGAAGAAGTATTAGTAGCAATCGGTGGATTGAATGTTAATATGGGAACTGCGAATATCACAGAAATAGAATTTGTGACTACAGCATTTGATAAATCTGCTGGTGGAAATATTGATGTATTAGTAAGATTCAACGAGCAAGTTGATATTACAGGTACACCACAAGTTTCTATTACTAACGGAAACCAAGGTGCAGGTTCAGGTAGAGGTCCACACTTGGCGTCTTACTTATCAGGTACAGGTACTAACGAAATTACATTTAGAATCACAATTGCCGCAGCTAACGGAGCAACTGCTGATGGTGACATATTAGTAATTGGTACTAACGCAACTGCATTAAACAGTGGAACTATTAAAGATGCAGGTACTTCAACAGTATCTACTATCACTAATAGTGCAGGTATTGGTACAGCGGCTGGAACTTGTACAGTATCAGCGTAATAATTAAATAATTTATAGGGGCGCATTCAGCGCCCTTATATATAATAGTATGATTTAGGTATTTACCTAAAGTAGCATTCCCGAAAGGGTTAACAGGAGAAAAGAAATGGCAGACAAGAAAATAACAGCATTATCTAATTTAGGTGACGCAATTGTAGCAGCAGATTTATTCCATGTAGTGGACGATCCAACTGGTACACCAATCAATAAAAAAATATCAGCAGAAGATGTATTTAATAATATACCATCTTGGTTAGGATTAAAACAAGCTTCTCAAGCAATCACAGCAGATGGTTCTACAACTACTGCAGTAGATGTGACTTCAGCAATAACAGAAATCAACGCAACTTCAGCAACACACGCATGTGCTATAGCTGATGGAGCAGATGGTCAAGTTAAAACTATCATCAATGTATCATCAAGTGGTACAAACAATATAGTTATTACACCAGCTAATTTAAGAGGATACTCAACTATTACTCTAAATGCGCCAGGTGAAACTGCGACTTTGTTATTTAAAAATTCAAATTGGAATGTTATCGCTAACAATGGCGCAGCATTAGCTTAATATTAAATAGGAGTAAATTATGAGTATTGATGAAAAAACATTATCAGCTGAAAGAGAAGTATTGAAGGCAGACTTTGATAAACTCAACAGTAATATTACTAAAGTGGAAAAAGATTTAGTGACTATGAAAGGTAATTTAAATGCGATCTACGGAGCGCTACAACAAGTTGATAAATTTATTAAACTAAACTCTGAGGGTATGCCCGCAGAAAAAGAAAAGGCGCTAAACTTAGCGACAAGTTAATGAAAAGATTTAAAACTTTTAGTAAAGAACAAGACTTTGAAGATTTTGAAGAAGATATATTAAAAGAAACTCCACCTAACACAGCAGACGCTATGAAGCGTCACAAAGCTGGTAAGGCTGGATTTGGCGATATAACTCATTTGAAAGCAAAAGGTTTAATCAAAAGAAGTGATGGTACTAAAAAAAAATCTGAAAAGTACAAATAAAGGAAAATTAAATGAAAACATTTAAAACACATATAAAAGAAAGATACAGTGGAAGTGATAAAACTGCTGCATCAGTTGGAACTAGCACAGCGAATGGTGTGGAAGATTCTTCAATTGGTGTGCATAATATACACGATGCTGATGTACTAAAGAGAGTGAATGCTTTTGTTGGTTCAGTAGCAGATTGTGAATATTTAAAACCACAATTCGCAGTTGACCAATTAAGAGAAAAACTACAAAGAATCGGTTTAACTGTTTCTGATGTAGCTCTTGAAGGTGACAGCGGTAAAGTGACAGCTGAAGTGAAACAATTTGGTGGTAGATTTGGTAAAGATACCGATGGTTCTGATATTAATGATGATGGTATATCTCATAAAAAAGAGGGTGGATTAAAGATGGAAGTATCTTATGAAACTCTTAAAAACGGAACATCAAAGGTCTACGCTAAATTAGTGTAGTTAATGTTCAAAGAGATAACGAAGGATAACTGGCTACTTTTTGCTCAGCATTATTATGACAATCCAACATTGTCAAAGGAGCAAGAATTTTATGATGACCTTAAGAGATTTAAATATCTCAAAAGACTCTTTCGTAAGAACCGTATCACTGGTAAGATAAAAGTACGATTGGCAGTAAACCATGTAATTGTCTTATCAAATGTTTTTGGTGTAGAAGCAGCATGTACCTTACTATTATATAAGATAGATAGAGTATATTGGCCTCAACTAAAAACAATATTGATATATCTTGGTTATCTCTATCCACACGAATTAAATGGGGAACCAGTGGATATGAATATTAAGAAACTTTTAGAGGAACTATAATGGCTAATAGAGCAGTTGATTTGGTTATAACATACAGAGTAGTAAAAATGCTTGTGACACCTTTTGAAAGACAAGAGGCGTTTAAATATGGTATAATTGATAAAGATGGAAAAGTATTGAAGAAGTACACCTCTTTACAAAAGAGAGAAGAAAAGAATGCTTATACTCAACTTCATAGATTTGTTTTTAATTTAAAACGAATACTTAAAAAAGTTGGTCTAGGTGGACGACTTGGCTCTTTTGCTGTAGCTCTTGGTTTATTATTAAGAGAAAACAAAGAGTATGTTCCACATAAGAAACTAATAGAAAGCACTATTATATCTTATCTAAAAGAAACAAAACAGTACGACAATCTTTTGAATGAACAAGGTGATGTTAAATCAATTTATAAACAAGACCCTTATATGACTTGTTTTGGTATTGATGTATATGAAAAAGATGGCGAACTATATCCAGAGGACAAATATGAAACGATTTAAAGAAGTAGCAGAAGACATTGTTAATAAAATGGAAGACGCACCAGCAAACGCTGTTGGTGGTGGGAACATTGCCGGAGTTGGTGTTGGTCCTGATGGCGAACCAGGTGTAAATCCTAAAAAGAAAAAAGACGAAAAAGATCCATTAATGTTTGGTAAGTATAAAACTTTTAAAAGAAAATTAAAAGAGAATAACGATAACAATAACATTATGTTAAAACAAGTATTAGATGGTATTGATAAAGTTGAAATGAAAATAGATGAAAAGAATGGTATTACAAATGAAGTAGATTTAATACCTGAAGAAACTAAACCAACTATCAAAGAAACATCAAAAGCATATGACTAAATCATTTAAAGAATATAGTAATATGGCAATCGGTGGACATAGAATAGGTTATGTAGATAATATAAAACCTATGGCTAGTCTAGGAGATACTCCACCAAAGGGTCAAGGTGGTAGAGATAGTAGAGCTATGGGATTAGCTGCTAATTATACTACACAAGCACCAGGTACTATGAAACCCTTTTTAACAGCAGACGCTAAAAACTTACAAAAAAAGAATTGGTCATCAAAAGGTTTTGGCACTGATGTAGTTAGAAAAGTAGAAAAGAAAATAAAAGAATCAACATTGTATAAACATATGGTTAATACAAAAATAATAAAGGACTAACATGGAACTATTAATAGCATTAGCAATGAAATTTTGGCAATGGAGTATATTGATTGCTGTCGTAATTATTGCTGCGATTACTAACTTTACAGATAAGAGAGCAAAACCAAAACTTAAATTTAATTACACAGGTATGCCTCATTTAAAACCAGTACCAATAAAAACAAAAGGTAAAGGTTTTTGGAAAGCAATCGTTATGTGGTTATTATCAACGAGAAATTGGCAACTAGTAGAAGATTGGAAATACAATATTGAAGGTGTTGAATATGTTATACCAAAAGGTTTTCAATTTGACGGCGCTAGTATACCTAAATTTTTAAGAACATTTTTTTCACCAGTAGGTGTTTTATTACTTGGTGGGTTAGTACATGACTATATGTACAAGTACACAGCTTGTAAACCAGTAAATAAAAAAGATGCATTATTAGTTGTAGATCAAAAGAAAGCTGACCAAATTTTTAGAGATATAAACATAACAGTTAATGGATTTTACAGTATGAATAACCTTGCATACTGGTCATTAAGAATAGGTGGCTTTGTAGCATGGAACGGTCATAGAAAAAGAAACGCAAAAATAGGAGACTAATATGTTTTTAACAATAGGACTAATAATAGGGTTTGTATTAGGTTGGTATGTCAATGAGAAGTTTGAAGATTTAGCTGACATAGCATCTAAACTTAAATTTTGGAAATAACGAATGAGATTATTTTTAATAGGTCTAATTATCAGCGCTGTAATAGGTGCTGGTGCCTATGTGATTAAACTACAAAGAGATAATGGTATTCTAAAAGCGAATGCTGAGAAATTAGAGTCTGCTATAGGTGAACAAAAACAACTTATAGAAAATCAAAAGAAAGACTTTACTGAAATACTAGACGCAAATAAGAAAATGAATGAGCTAGTCGGTAATCTTAAAAAAGACCTAGATGATTTAGATAAAAGGTTTTCAAAGAAAAATAGAGATATTGGTAAACTGGCCATTGATAGAACAAAGGTTATAGAAAGAATTATAAACAAAGGCAGTGATAACGCTACAAGATGTATAGAGATTGCTAGTGGATCACCATTAACTGAAAGTGAAAAGAATGCTACGAAGAAATCAGAAATCAATCCTGAATGTCCTTCTATTAGTAATCCTAAGTATATCGCTTACTAACTGCTCAGGCATTAAGAAGTTAAGTATATTTAAGGAAGAAGTAAAAAGACAAGAGCTTCAATTAGAGAAGCCTACACCTTTACAGTTAGAAAAGATTAAGTGGATAATCATAACATCTGAAAATGCTGATGAAGTATTTAAAAAGATGGAAGAACAAGGACTTGATCCTGTGTTATTTGGTCTTACAGATAACGATTATCAATTGATAGCAAAGAACTTTGCTCAAATAAGAAATCAATTAAAAATTACAAACGATATACTAGACAAGTATAAAGAATACTACGAACCTAAACCTAAGATTAAATAATGTTTTTTGAAATACTAACCCAATTTGGATTACCTGTGGCCGCTTCTGCTGTTATGGGTGGCTTCATCTATATTATTCTAAAGTATATTTTAGGTGGTGTTGTGGGTTCAGTAAAAGGTTTACACGGTATCATTATGGGTTTAGAAAACAGAATAGATACAATGAATAACGACTTGATACATATTGATACTTTAATATCATCAGCTCTACATCTTAAACCTGATTTAGATAGAATTGCTAGGTCCGATGGAAAGAATGACGCAAGAAAAGATTAATGCCAATATTAGACATACTTAATCAATACGGTTTTGCGACACTGGCCGCTATTGCTATGGGTTGGTTTATTTGGTTCATCTATAATTTTATAACACAAGAAGTCACAAAGAAGTTAAAAGAAGCTTCATCAGCTCTAATA